ACACCGTGGTAAAGATCGAGATCGTCTTGATAATACTGTTCCAGTCGCTGCCGGGCTCCTGGACGACTTTGTACCATTTGCCTGGCCTGTGCCATGATTTCGGCCTGGCTCATACCGATCACACCATCACGAAATATCGGTGCAGGTTGACGGTGTCCTTCGTAACGATCGGTCACGATCTGTGATCTGTCCAACTCCAGGTATTGCTTAATCCAGTGCAACATGTTTGATTCAAGATCTTGATCCATACAGAACCAGGTCACGCGATCCAGATCGATGCCGGCCAAGAAACTGCTCTGAGGTTCAGTGTGATTGTCAAATACCACAGTGTCAAACACCCAATCCCAGCCCATGCGTTGCCAGTGATCTGGGACGCGCGGATCGTTGCCCACTTGGCACTGGGCGAAACCAGATATCCAACGCTCTATAGGATCTCGCAGCACCACTACATAGTGCCGATCTGGGTTGACATCGCTGATAAAGTTGTTTTGTTTTCCTACTAACCAGATATCTTTGCACCAGGTGCTGGCTGATTTGGGCACAGGCACATAGGTGTAGGATGCTATGTCTATGCACTGACCATAAGGATGCCGCCACCAGACGTTACTTGCTCTGCGCGGGCAATATATATTCATACACTGCCAGTCCAGAATCCACGGTGATCTGCATGGCACCACTGTCGCTGATACGCATCACTTTGTCTCCTACTAAGCCCAGGATCGATATCACTTGAGACACCGGCCAAGACAGTGTGTGTTTCATAGCGCCAGTGATACCGGCCTGGAACACAAACTCGCCAGCGTGGGTGCTATGGTCTCCAAACTGGAACATGAGGTCAGTGCCCTGTGTGCGCACCTGGAATGTGGGCAGGTCGCTGTTGGCCTGTGCCTGCATTTTGAGTCGCATGATTGATGCCACTGCGGGTTCAAACTCCACGTTCCAGTGTGCTCCGCGGAACTTGGCGGTTTTCAGTTTCTCTGCCACGATTTCGGCAGTCATGAATCTGTAGTCATTCTTGAAGTCACCTGCGGCATTTTTGAAGTGCAGGCCCACTGGCACTGTTTCACCGTTGCGATCCTGCCGCTTCACAGTGATTTCAGCATCCTCGCGATACTCCTGCAGGTTCAGCAAGATCTTGAGTTTGTCAAGATTGGGCATGCCAAACGTGCCAATGAATTCGCCGATAGCTCCAGCAAATTTTGCGTTGATAACCACACTGCGGTCTTCAGCCAGGCCATCGACTACAGTTTCTTTGTCAGTGCCGGTGATCTTGACCAGATCGATACAGCCGAGGTCGTAGGTATGTGTGACTAAGTCTAATAGATGATCTCTCATGTGATTCCTTTCGTGATGATATTTAGATCTTTGATTGAAATTGTAACTTTTTTGGATCTACTTTGCAAGTTTTTTTGGACGAGTGATGCCAGGCGTGCCAGGGGGCTTGGTATCTTCCACATATACCGGTCTTGTGAGTTTGCCTTTGGGCACCTTGGGAGGCTTTGGTGGTTTTGGTGGTTTAGGCGGCTTGACAGGTTTGGGGGGAGGCGGCGGAGGATAGTTGATCTGTGCCAGGGCTTGGCCGCCACGCAAACTGGTCAGTGCTCCGGGCTTGCGCAGTTCTAGCATGGTGTTAGCAGCATCAAGATCCAGCTGGTACACGATGTCATAGCCAATGGTGTCGATCAAGGGCTCAATGAGAGTTTTTGGCGTATAGCAGGTAAACCCACGCTCGACCAGCACCACAGCCCCGGGCAGATCGCAGTTGTTATAGGTCATCAACAACGTACCACCGGGACGAAGACACTGGAATATTTCAGTGAGATACTGCTTAACGACTTCAAACGGTCTGTAGTTGAAAAAATTATACACACAGACCAGACCGATCTGACCTTCCGGGATGCCAGTTAACAAGACATGATCATCGATTTCGTTAATGATCTGCAGTCGCATGCGTCCTTGATATTGATCATTGAACTGATCCCGGGCAGGCACCAATAGTTCGTGATCGAGGTCAGCTATGTAAAGTGGGTCCAGCGCTACCATGTTCCTTAACCATGATTCGCGTCCAGGTCGTATCACTAGCCCGGGGTATTTCCAGTCACTGAGTTTGGACAGCTTTGAAATCCAGGAGTTCTGTGCTTGTTCGCTCAGTGCCAATCGACGACCCAAGATGTAATCGGGCTGTTCACGTCGCATGAAACGATCGTACAGTTGATAGCTGTCGCTGAGATATTGAGGTTCGTGCTCGGCTATGCATTGATCCAGTTGTACCACATAGTCTTTGACTGAATCAGCGAAAGTTTGGCTATGCTCCAGCAACTTTCCTTGCAATTGACACAGTTGTTCAGTGGCTGGATCGATCCCAGCTGGATGATTTTTGCCTTGGTATATCAGCATGGAGGTAGCTTCTCGTACCGCAGTAGACAGGTTTTCGGCCTGCCATGCTCGAAGTTGATTGCGTAGATCTACTAGTTCGCTGAGTTTCATGAAAAGTCAAAAAGAGTTTGGAAGGTGTTGTCAGTGTTGGTGGCTGATGCGAGATCCCATTCCAGCACACCCAGGAGGTTATCAATTTTGCCGTCGATTACAGTGGCCTCCATTTCAGCGTCGTCAAATGGCAGCTCACGGAACCACTGTGGCAAATGCAGTTCGTCAGTGGGATACGCGATACTTGTCCATCCCAATGGGTTATCTTTGAGCTTGCACACAATGACTTTCATACCGTCCACGATCTGCATGGAGTAGTTATCACTGTTCATGCGTCTCAGTGTATTCCAGTTCAGGCTGGCACGCACATGGCCAGGCATGTTGGCTCGACCTTCGCGCTCTTCTTTTTTGGCATACTGTGTGATGTTGTTGGCACGCTTGGGAGATCCTTTCTCCCAGCCCGGTCGCTCTTTGAACGCGTATTTGAACTCGCGGATCTTTTCTATCACGCTGTCTCTGTCGGAACCTTTCAACACATCGTCTAGGACTTCGCTGAGAAACTCCTGGATCACACGTGGAGTGTCAGACCTCTTGAGATCTAGTCCCATGGCCTTGACCTTGCCGGCTTTGCCATCCACGTCATAGCGCCGGCCTTCTTTGTCATAGTACAGCACAGCATAGCGTTTCTTGGTGATGAACAGGCCGCGGCTGGCCACGATCTCACGACCGCCACGTATCACTGAGCCCATGTCTCTGGGACAATGGAACGCGCGCTCCATGAAGCCGGGAAAACTGTCATTGACCTGTTCAGCGATGATATCGTATAGTTCTACCGCAGATTCTTTGGTCCACGTCAGGGTACCTGATTCCACTTGATCTCGCAGCGCAGTCCACGCCGAAAAGTAGCATGAGTCTGTGTCACCGTAAATGATGGCTTCACCTACGTGATCGTACTTGCCTGTGATGCATTCATTCACATAGGCATCCATGTGTTGCGCGATAGCGCGGCCTGTGAGTGTGGTTGATTGTCCGATACGCTTGTCAAAGAATCTGCAACCAGGGTTTAGGATAGCACCGTATAAACTGTTCAAGTTAATCTTCTTCACCAGCTGACGCTTGTCCCAGTATTCCTCGTCTTCACGGGTGGTGCACTCTTTTAGCTTCTTCTGCATTTCTTTACGTTCGGCGTACCAACGTTTCAGCAGACCCGGGATCACGGCTTCGGTCTCGTAAGTGAATATGGTGCCATTGGCTGAAAGCATCCAGGGCTGGTTTGAATCGAAAATCATTTTCCAAATCTCGGCTGCCGAATGCACTGACTCTTCGCCGTCACGCCAATCTACAGTGATTTCTGTGCCACGTTGCTGTTGCATCACGGCAGTGTATTCCAAGGTACCAAATAAACCTTCCCAAGCTGCTGCAAAACTGTTGCCCTTGGCTCGCTGTTCGGCGATGTAGCGATCGGTCATAATGGGACGCAGTTGTCCTACGATGGTCTCGGGACCCATGTTAAGAGCACGGATCGTTGATGGATACAGACTGTTGATGTCGATTGATCCCACGTAGTCATGCATGCCTTTTCTGGGATAAGCAACATAGGCACCTGCGGCTTGTGTATCTTCATCGGTCAATCTTTCTTTGCGGTTGGGCACCACCATGCCTCGTTCATGGGCTTCATTGATGATGGCCTGTTCTGTGACGGCCACAGCACCCATGGTGGTGGGCAACAACACAGTGTTCTCGTGCGCTAGAGTGTTGGCCAGATCAAGGAATCTCAGTTTTTTGTCGATGTTGGCCAGCAGACGCACGTCTTGCCGGTTGTACTCAATGAATGTTTTCCAGTTTTGATTGTACAGCTGATCCAGGGTGCCTTCGAACGCAGTCTTGGATCCCAACTCTTCGTATTCACCGATGGCATCCAGGCTGTAGCTGTGGCGTTCTTCATAGGTGTATTTGCGATACAGTTGCATGTAGTCTAGATGCACACGCCCTACGAGATCAAAAGTGAGATTCTCAGCACCAAAACGTTCAAAGGTCCTCTGCTTGGGCATCTGATCCCACAAACAGAATCTCCTGGTATCATCTTTGCTGAGAACGCGTGTGGTACGCATGATAGTGTAAGGAATATCATAGCCTTCGGAGTTCCAGCCTGACAGAACATCCGCATCCTCGATGAGATCCAGGAATGTGTTCAAGAGTTCTGCCTCTGATTCAAACACAAAACAGTTGTCAAACTCGGCAGCAATCTCTTGTGCAGTTTCCCAGCTCATAGAACGAGGTGGTATTACCATAGTGACCAAGCGATCTATCCAATCTAGGTACACTGAAATGGCAGTGATGGGATTGAAAGGATCGTCTGGTCGGCTGAATCCACGCTCTATATCAAAGTCTACTTCGATGTCGAAAAATGCAGTGTGTAGTCTAGGAGCATCTTGACCTTTGTAGTTCTCCTCTAAACAGCGGAATACCGGATTGATATCGGCTTCGTAGATCCGTTTGCCTTTTTGTATGGCCTGTTCCTTGCGGAACTCTTTACTGTTGCGTGTGGTGAATCTAGATACAGGATTTCCGTATATAGATCGGAACTTGCCACGGGGGTCGTCGTAATACATCACATACGTGGCTGGATACTCAGCATAGTATCTTTCGCCGTCGCGGCGACCTACGATGTGTATGCGATCGCGTTCGCGATCAAAAAGTGCGTCAATGTAACTGATACGTTTCTCCGTTTGTGGCCGGTTTGCCGTTCTGCATGCTGGTTACGCCAGCGACTCGTTGTTTGAGGATATTTATAAGGTTTTGCCCACCGTGGTCAGGATGTTTTCAAGTAGGGCATGATCCTGCTGTTCTTTTCCAAATTCGGCTTTGTGAGCTAGTCGGATGGCTTTTTTCAGCACGTTGGGTTTGATTTCCAGTTCTTCAGCCACGGCCTTTACAGTGTCTGAAAGACCACCGTTTAGTGTTTCAATCTCGTGCATGACCTGCATGCCTTCGTTGATGATCTGGGTGAGTTTGGCTTTTTGTTCAGCTGAAAATTGTTTGTCTTGCATGGCAGTCTCCAAAATCATATTATACGATCCATGATCCAACATGTCAACGACATTGTGGTTAAATACTGTATATGAAACTGCATTTTTATCCAAAACGCCATCGCATTTTTGCCATTCATGTAGACATGCCCTGCTCGTTTGACGAGCTATTGACCGAACTGGAAAGCATCAAATGGGTCAGTCCTGGATCCCTAAATCCACTGGGCATGGACCTCTGGAATGCCGAACGCGGCAAGTGCATGACCATGACGTCACGAACACCCAACCTGTTGCAGATGCAACAGTTCCTGTCCAGTGATGACACCAAGGAACAGATCATCGACGTCATGCACGAACACATACCTGATTTGGCCTGGGAGTACAATTTCGATCGGCAGCGCATGTTTGACCATACCAATCTTCATGCCGAGCTTACCCGTGACAGTGCCGGGTTCGTGAATGTGCTACACACTGATTTCCGATTGCTCACAGCCACAGGCATGGTATATCTCATGCCTGAAGACAGCGAGGATCTATCTACCATGTTCTATGACAGTGCGGACAGGACCAATCCCTTGCGCATGACCACCAACTTCGGCGATGGGTGGTGGCATGCCAACGGCAACAATACCTATCATGAAGGATGGAACCGTAGTGGTCAGTATCGCTACAGTTTCTTGTTGGGTCTCACGCTCAATGTGGTACCCATTACCACCAAGGCTTGATCAGCTGATATAGTTCTGGGAAAGTGCTCACGAAGTCCTGCTGCCTGCGTTGATCTAGCTCACGAGTGATCCTCACCCACTCCTGGAACAGTTCTTGGTGATATTGATCAGACGT